TGGAAGCGTTGGCAGCGGCACAACAGGTGCAGGTGTCAGCGGCTTCTACAAGTACGAACTGCCGAAAGGTGTCGGCCAGTTCACTGAAACGATAAACGCATCGACGGAGAACGGCACGGTCTTCTATCAGCAAGAGGCCACGCTCGTAATCAACAAGCTTCAGCAAGCTGTACGGAATGAGTTGAGGCTCGTGACTACGGCACGCATGATGGCTATCGTCAAAGACAGAAATGGCAAGTATTGGCTCCTTGGCAAGAACAACGGTATCGAAGTAAGTGCTGGAACGTCACAGACAGGGACGGCGATGGGCGACCGCAACGGCTATGAGTTGACGCTGACAGGCATGGAAGAAGAGCCATGCGTTGAGGTTACGGCTGCCGCTGCAAATGCTGTCACTTCATCGACGCAAACGCTCGAAGGATAACGTATATTAGCATAGATTTTGGTTGGTTGGAGAACCCTGCGTATGGTGGCGCAGGGTTCTTTTTTTTGGGCTAACTTTGTTCTATGCGTGTATGTATCGTTTACAATCAGCATCCCACAGGGTGCAGCTACTATCGCTTGGAGATGCCAAGCAGCCGGGTGCATGAGATGTTCGGCAGCGAGGCCGAGTTCGTGAGCATCGCTGACGTGCGCACTATGAGCGACGAAGAACTGCGAACGATCGACGTGTTCCTGTATAATCGGACGTGGATCGCAGGACCAATTGAGGCGGTCAAGCCTGTCGCTGACATCCTGCGCCAGTACGGCGCGAGGATCATCTTGGACATGGACGACTACTGGCACTTGGGGACTGGGCACAGTTTCTACAAGCACTACCACGACACGAACATGTCTGCGATTGTCGCCGAACACGTCAAACTTGCGGATGCGGTCATCACTACCACGACGTACCTGCGCGATGAGATCGTCAAGCTCAACCGCAACGTGACGATCTGCGAAAACGTGCCGCACCTGTTGTACGACCAATTCAAGCCGCAACCTACCAAGAGCGAGCGCCTGCGCTTCGGCTACTTCGGCGCGGCGCAGCACACCGAGGACGTGGCCTTGCTGGAGCTGCCACTGTCGCGCATCTGCGACGATCACACGCTGGAAGGGCGCTACATGCTGTACCTTGCCGGCTGGAATGAAGGAAACCCAATTTATCAGCAGTACGAGCAGGTGTTCAGCAACAAGGGGAAAAACAATAACTATGGACGGATACAGGCGGCGGACATTTACAGCTACGTTGGAGGCTACAACTTCGTTGACGTTGCGCTTGCGCCGCTGCGTGACAATAAGTTTAACAGGCTCAAGTCGGAGTTGAAGGTCACCGAGGCGGCGTGGATGAACAAGGCAATCATCGCCAGCAACGTCTGCATGTATGCCGACTGCATCACCGACGGCTGGGACGGTGTGCTTGTGGATGAGAAGCAGCCGAAGAAGTGGTACAAGTCGATGAAGGCAATGATCAACGAGCCAGCGATGGTGCGTGAGATGGCAGATAGGCTGACGGCGAAGATGCAGAAGCGGCTGGACATTGATGAGATCACGCGGCGCAGGTTCAATTTGTACAAAAACGTGGCAAGGGATATTTCAATAAAAGAACTTCATGCTATACCTCAAGGCCAGCCAGAGCAACACGATAGCGGTGACGTGGACGGAGCGCGCGAACAGTGCGACGGTCTACCGCTTGAGGCTGACGAACTTGTCGACGCTGGAAGCCACTGACATCTACCTCAACGCGATTGACAACCTGTAGTCTACGAGAGCCGCTACGATAAATTCGCGTTTACCTTGGGCGCGTTGACCAAGGGGCAGTATCGCTACGAGGTCACGGAGAACCCAGCAACCTACACCGCCGGCGACTTCGTGCAGGGCGGACTATACACTTTTACGGATAGCGGCTATGCATACATCACCGCGGCGGTGGATCAGTCGAGCAACGCGCCGTGGGGGTGCCAAGGAACAGATATTGCTGGCACTGTCGGTAGCATTGGCACAGGCCCTGCAAACACTGCGCTGATTGTAGCAAACTGCGCCACAGCAGGCATAGCCGCGAGGTTGGCAGATCAACTGGTGCTGAATGGATTTAGCGACTGGTTTCTGCCGTCGCTGGAGGAACTGCTGGGAGTGTATGCAAACCTTGCCAGTGCAGGCCTTGGCAGCTTCGTCAATCAAAGCTACTGGAGTTCCACGCAGGCATCAGCGACGGAGGCGTTCACGGTGGATATGAACAACGGCAATGCGAATCAGCATAACAAATCGCAGACAAACAGGCATACGCGCGCAATGCGTCGCTTCTTGCTGCCAACGACGAACCCGCGTGTCATTGAAACAGGCCTTGCGATGATTGAAACGACGGAGGGCAGCTTCACGAGTAAAACAAACACGATCGACTACGTTTCTTATGACTAAACTGAATTTTAGCTTCATCCCACAGGCGGACTATCGCTACCCTTTGATGCTGCAATCGAAGGCTAACGACCTGTACACGTTCGGGGAGATGAACGACTACCCATACTATCTGCTCGACATTTACAAGAAAAGCGCGAAGCACAACGCGATCATCAACGGCAAGTGCAACTACATCGCCGGCAAAGGCTGGGCAGTGGATGCAGATAAGACCACAGTCGCGCAACAGGCAAAGGCGGAGGCGTTCATGGCTGACGTCAACGAAGACGATGACCTCAACGACCTAACGCAGAAATTCGTTTTAGACCTTGAGTTGTTCAACGGCTTTGCGCTGGCGGTGACGTGGAACAGAGGCGGCGGCATCGCGTTTATTGAACACGTGCCGTTTGAGAAGGTGCGCGTGTCGCTGGATGACACGATGTTTCTGATTGCCGATTGGTACGACGAGCGCATGATCCGCCAGTATCCGAAGGGCGCGGAAGTTGAGCGCATGCCGAAGTTCGACCCGAATAACCGCGTAGGCAAGCAGCTATTTTACTACCGCCACTACGCAGCAGGTGTCAAGCACTACCCATTGCCAAACTACCAAGGCGCACTGGCTTACATTGAGTGCGACGTTGAGATTGCGAAGTTCCATATCAGCAACATCCGCAACCAGTTTTGGGGAGGGCAGATGATCAACTTCGCCGATGGCATCCCGACGGATGAGGAGAAGCAAGAGATTGAGCGGCAGATGCGCAACAAGTTCAGCGGAGCGAACAACGCAGGGCGCTTCGTGCTGACCTTCAGCACCGGCAAGGAAAACGCGCCGAGCATACAGTCGCTAACGCCGAGCGACCTCGATAAGCAGTTCGACCTGCTGAATAAATAAATTCAAGAGGAGATTTTCGTGGCGCACAACGTCACCTCGCCGATGCTGTTTGGCATTAGAACGGAGGGGCAGCTCGGAGGCAGAAAGGAACTGTCGGAGGCTTACGAGTTGTTCAAGAACACCTACATCATGAACCGCGTTCTGATCGTCGAGAGGATGATCAACTACCTAACGTCATTCAACGGCTACGAGTGCCTCTACCTGCAGCCTTTCGATCCGATCACCGAGCAGCTTTCGGAGCAGGCGCTGATGCAGATTTTGACGCAGGACGAACTACGCGAGAAGGCAGGCTATGAGCCGCTTGCAGAGGCGACACCCGACGAAGGTGAAACGACCGTAGAAGCGAGCGCTGGCGTAAATGAAGCTATTAAAACGCTATCGGGCAGGCAGTACCAAAATCTGATGCGTATTGTGCGCCATTACTCGCAAGGAAAGGTCACGCTTGACCAAGCGCGCACGATGCTGACGGCTGGCTTCGGCCTCAACCCGGAACAGGTTGACCAGCTACTGGGCGTGAAGGAGCAGGCGTTCACCGATGAAGCTGATGAGTTGGAGTTCCTTGCGCAAGTTGGCCAGCAGTTCGGTGAGGCGCGTGAAAGCTTTGATGTGCTGCAAGAACGCGAGCTGGACTTCAACGAATACGGCGAGGCGGAGTTCTTCATGCAGTTTGCCGTTTCCGACCAAGATAAGGCGCTGGACGAGAAAATCGTAAAATATAGGCGCAAGCGCGAGGATGCCACCGTTGAAGAAATGGCCAAGGAGTTCGGGGTGAGCAAGGCGCGCATCCGCAAGCGCATCCAGTACCTCCTGCAAGTCAACAAGTATCCGTTGAAGCGCGGCATCGGTGAGGCGACCAAAGAGGAGAAAGTGCCAGAGCCAATTGTCGAGGTGCGCTACCGGTATGACTGGCGGCCAGAATATCGGGGGTTGAGCAAGGCTGACGGCTACGACAAGAGCCGCAAGTTCTGCCAAGTTATGATGGACTTGAGCAGCGCACGCCTATACACGCGCGACGACATTAACCAGCTAACGGCGCTCATGGGTTACAGCGTCTGGGAGCGCAGAGGCGGATGGCTGACGCTGGAAGATGGCAGGCACCGGCCAAGTTGCCGGCACATGTGGGTGCAGCAGTTGGTGATCAAAAAAGGTACACAAGTTGAAAGAATCGTCGAATGAGCAAGGCACTATTTATAAGCGAAAATACGCTGATCGAAAACTCGGTCATCAGCGAAAACGTAAGCTACACGCAGCTACGTCCAACCATTGTCAAGGTGCAGGAGATGCACATTCAGCCAGCGGTGGGATCGGCGCTATACGCGGAACTCGTGACGCAGGTAATCGCCGGCACTTTGTCGGCTAACAACACCACGCTGATGCAGACCTACATTCAGCCAGCGA